CTGACTTAGCCACAATACCAAGACCGGTGGCAGTCCATCGCACGGCATCAGCTGTAAACGTAAGCGCTCCAGATGCGTATGTAAAGCGAGCGTTTGTCAAAGTCTTGCCGCCTTTGGTGTATCCATTTGCGGTTGCAAGCTCATTAAGGCCGGTTGTTGTGTAGGCACCGCCACTAAATCTATTTCTCAAAAAATCGCTATCAGCAGCGTTAAAAGTTGAAACATCAACACTGCGCAATGTCACAAAAAATGGGCATCGTGTTTCCGTCCCATTTGTGTTAGTTTTTTGGAGCGCTCCATAAGCGGCGAGTGTGTATGTAACGCCATTGAAAACGTTGATCGTGACTGCCATTAGCTCGGCACCGGAAAAGCTATTGAGAAGGTAGCCACAAGACTTGGCGCTTCAATAATGACACCAGGTGCGCCAGCTGTCAGTGAAATGTTTATCGTCTGCGCTGTTCCATTGGCAGCTGCACCACGGCCCGCATTTAACCCAATAGGAATTGTCGTCGTGAACGGCAGGATGTCCGCCGTAGGTGCCACAGAGCTGCTCAGCGTCACGCTGACACCATGGCTGCCGCAGGGATAATCCTCAACCGTTGGCGGCTCGGCATAGCTCCATGCGTAACCCTGCAACGAATAATCAGCCACGCTGCTCACGCCGCTCATCACCTCAGCCGGCAATGCAAAATTGCCATAGGGCCCGCGGCGCGCCTGGTAGTGCAGCAGGATCGCCAACACCTGCGCCTCGCTCAGGCCGATGAACTCAAGCTGCAGCGTCGAGTTGATCAGCACGTTGGAATGCCGCACGCGGTTCTCCATGCCGTTCACGCCTTGGTAGGCGGTGTTCGGGTAGCTACCGGGCGTGAACGTCCGGCTGCTTGGTACCAGCGCAGGGAAGGTGCTCATCCGTAGCTATCCAGGCCGTCGTCTGGATTGGTCACGGTGCCACTCGCTGTGCCTTGAACTGGCACGTTGCCGATCAGCACCTCATCCGATGGCACCACAGCATCCTCAACAGCAGGATCAAGCGGTGCCGGTGGGTCGATCACTTGGATGTAAACCTCAGCCGGGATGGTTGAATCCGTCGCGCGGCCGGCATCAGCGTCGCAGCTGGGGCCGGTCTTGGTGGTATCCACCAGGCCAGCTGTATAGGGAACATTGGCCACCGCAACTGCCACGATGCTTCTTCCCAGCGTATCTACTGGATGGTGGATGCACTCGTAGCTCACCACACCTTCCAGCGATTTGCCCATGGTGACCACCTCATAGAGGAAGTCATGCACAGCTTCGCCAACGCCTACCGATGCGCGCGGCAGCTTGACGCGCACGAGGTCGCCAACGCTCACGCTGACGTTGTGCGCCTGGGGCCTTGCCTTGAACGTGACTGAGTGGGTGATGTTCACGCGGCTGGCCAACAGGTAGGCGCCAAACCTGGCAGCGTGCATCCCGCTGGTGCAGAACTCGCTGAGGTCATGCGTTTCGATTGATAGGTTCGTGCGTGCGGTGTCGGAGTAACGCAGCTCCACGGTGCGGATGATGCCGATGTCATCTTCTGCCTGCTGGCGCCACATCACCTGCGCTACAAACGGCTGCCGCTGCGTCAGGTCGCTGTATTCAATGCGGAACGAATCCAACAGGATTGTATCCTCATCAAACTGATACACCGCCACTGAGCTGGTGGTGTTGACTGAACCATCCTCCAGCGTTGGCACCAGCGGCTTCAAGCCGCGTTTGCCTTGCACGCGGCTGGCACGCACCAGGAAGTAAGGCGCCCACTTCGTGATCAGCTCCTCGTAGTTGATGCTTTCCTTCAGCACGCAGTCACACTTCAAACCATTGGCGCTGAGGAATCGCGCGACCGTGGTCAGGCCTGCTGTATCAATCAGGTTGGCATTTAATCCGCCGATGTTGGCAAGCAGCCAGTTGGTCAGGTCTGCGAAGTTATCGCTGGGGCCAAAGGCCTGATCTGCCAACCGCTGCACATACATGCCGCCGCGAATGAACAGATGCACCTGCCGGTCCCACAGCGTTGAGCCATCAGCCACCTGCCGCGAGAAGCTGAGCGTTGAGATGCCTGGGTAGCTGCCAATGCTGCCGCAGTTCTGCGGGCAGTTTGGCAGCGTGTAGCCACTGCGCTGCACAATGGCATTTTCTGGGATCCAATCACCGGCGCGACGGTTGAAGGTTTGGGTGTGGCTGCCATGGCGGCAACCGCCGGAGAACACATCACGCACCGGAATCGAATCCATCAATCCCTCGCCCAAGACCAGCAAGTAGAACGCTGTGACTTGATTGGTGGCGCTGTTCACAAATCGCGCTTCAGTGGCGCTGGGGCTGATCAACACACCGCCAACACCGGCCACCTGGCGGCAGAAGACGATCGGCACCACATCACCCAGGCTGGCAGCTTGCTGTGCCACATCCAGCGGCCTGGTCACCGCCGCCGGTGGCGACGTGGCAGGTGGTGGCACGATGCCGGTCTGAATGCTCATGACCGGCGCTGGGTTCAAGTCCTGCGCAAAGAACGGAATGTCAAGCGCTTTACCTCCACCGGTAGGCGCGGCTGATGGAGTGCTGCGCGTCATGGCCGGAACCCAGTGCCCATGATCGCGCTGGTCAGCGTGCGTGGTGGCACCTGAGCGCCAACAGCGGCAACAGGTGCGCCGAGGGTCATGGTCAAGTTGGTCAGGCTGCCACCGCCGCCCACCACCTGACCGGTGTATGACGCGATCAGCTCCTGCCCTGTCTGCGGGACATCGTTGCCGTTGAGCGCATCGAACTGATAGGTGGTCAGATCCACCAGGTAGGCATTCTGAAGTGCTGCTTCAAATGCCGCCACCACAATGCCGGTTGCAGGCGCTGTGATGCTGATGTCAGATTCAACGCCGCTGGCGCCTTCTGTAAAGCCCTGCGCTGTGAATGCAACGCTGAGCCAGAGATCACCATTGAGCAGCACGGCCTTGCTGTAGTAGCTCTGCCAACGGTTGATGGTGACACCAGCGGCTGAGTAAATCCGAAGGTACTGGGCTTGCGCGCGTGCCATTAGGACAGCCCCAACTGAATCCGCGTCGCCGGATTGCGCAGGCTATCAAATACAGAACGCACGGCCGTCCGCAGGCCAGCTTCAAACTCATCAATCGTGACAAACCTCTGGTTGTCAAATTGAATCACGGGGCCAGTAGTGATCTGAATTATGGGCTCAACGTCAAACGTATTGGTCTGATGAATAGCAAGTTGCTTTGGTTCATTGCCGACTAGCAAGTTTTTATTGGGAGCACTGCCGGTTAAGCCGAGATTGGTGATTTGTTCCTCTAGTCGCTTAAAGCTTTCCCGAGCAATGTCGCTTCCTGTGGATGGTTGCAGGCTGCGCAGCCAGGCGCTGTTGAGAAGCTTTCGCCACGAAAGCTCAGCGTTGTACTGCGCAAAATCTTTCAGCCTTGACTCTGGCAGGATAAATTCACTCTGGCCCCCTTCACCCACCATTGCGATGGTGGGTCTTGTGACCAAACCACCTTCAGCAAATGCTGGAACTTTGATAGGTGTCAACAGTGGCAGCAATCGCAAGCCAAGGAATGGGATTTGCCTCAACCCTTTAAGGATGTTGTTCAGTGCTGCAATCCAGTTATTGAACAGCTCTGCACCAAAGCGAAACGCACCGGCGATGATGCCGCGAACGACGCCGGTGACTGCACCAAACACTGTGACGACGGCTCCTTTTACTTTGCCGAACACTCCTGTCACAAAGCCCGCGGCTTTTTCCCAGTTGCTGCGCCACCACTTGAAGTAGTTCTGAATTGGCTTTTTCAGGATGTTGTTCACAAAGCCATCCCATCCTTTCTTAAACACACTGCCAAGCCAGGTGATGAACTTGCCCAGCGGCTCGCGGAATGCGATGGCCATCGCCACCACCGCCGCCACGGCCAGCACCGTCCAGCCGACAGGGCCAGAGAAGAACGCCAGCAGCGCTGGCAGCACGGTGCCGCTCAGGAAGGCCAGCAGGCCGGTGAATGCAGCACTGATGACGCCCATCGCGGGGCCAAGAGCAGCTGCCCAGCTGGCGATGGTGGCGCCAAGCTTGAGTGCCATCAGGAATCTGCCTGCCATGAGCACACCGTTGATCACCTGCACCAGCGGCCCAAGCGCGATCACCAGGCCGCCAACGGCTCCGATGGTGCCTTGCATCCAATCCGGCAGGCTGCTGAAACCAGTGGCCAGCGAGATGACCAGATCTGTGATTGTGTTGAGTGCTGGCATCAATGCAGTGCCAAGCTTCACGCTGAGCTCAAGCAGCTTGGTCTGAAGCACCACCAGCTTGTCATTGGCTTCATCAGCACCTTTGGCAAACTTGGTTGTCATGGTGATGCCAAGGCTTTCTACTGCTTGACGGCCACCATTAAGCAGTGGAATCATGTCCGCGCCAGACTTGCCAAATAGCTGGATGGCAAGCGTTGTTTTTTTGGCGTCATCTGGCATGGCCTTGAACTTGTCGGCTACTTCGAGCATCACCTCATCAGTGCTTTTCATCTTGCCGCTGGTATCCACCGCACTCAATCCAAGCGCTGCTAGAGCCTTCGCCACACCTTTCGGCCCTTCAGCCAGTTCCTTCAAGGACTCGATTTGTTCTTTGCTTGATTGCTTGATCAGCTTCACCTGGCCATCAGCGTGCTCCTTAGTCAGGTTCTTCTCTGTATTGATTCGGGCCTTGATCTGTTCTTCTTCGGCACGCTTGCGCTCTTCAAGCGCATCTTCCTGTTGCTGCTGCGCATCACGAAACTGCCGCGTGCGTTGCGTCTGCTGCTGCTGGTAGCCACGATCCAACGCCTTCAGCACACTGTCTTCCTCGTCGCGCAATGCTTGCAGCTTTGCTTCCTTCTGCTGGTCAGTCAGATACTTATCATCCTTAATTGCCTTGGCACGCGCATCAAACTGACGCTTTATTGCGCGTTCTTCCTGCTGTTGTCTATCTTTTGCTGCATCGGCTTCCTGTCTTGATTGATCATCAAACGAATCACCCAGCAGTCTTGCTTCTGCTTTGTATCGCTTGTTGATTTCACGCAGTCGATCGTCTGATTCCTTTTCAAGTGCCGCCAGCCGCTTGTCGGCAGCATCCTGGACCGCCTGAACCTGACGATCCTCGCCATCTTCTACCGCCTGCGTCGCATCCTGCAGCGCCTGCTCAGCTGTTTGCCCATACTCATCAGTAGCCGTGCCAGCTGCAACCATGCCGCGGGCCAGCTTGACCATCGCGCCACCCACTGCATCGATCGTGGTGCCGCTCATCTTGGCCGCTTGGTCGAACTGACTCAAGCGCTCAACACTCACACCTGTCTTCTGCGACAGGTCATTCATGTTGTCCGCTGCATCAATGGCACCCTTGGCCATGGCCGCCAGGCCAACGCCGCTCACCAATGGCACCAGGCTGCCCAGCGCGCCGCTCAGGCCGCCGGCGCTCTTGAGCATTCCACCGAGGCCGCTGCTGGCATCCTCTGCACCTTTCTTGAGGCCACCCATACCCCTGGCGAGAGACGTCAGTCCTTCTTCGCCAGTCACCATGGCCTTGATCTTCAGCAGCGCTTCCATGACGGCCATCAGCGCTTCTCCAACTGCTTGTTGATCTGCGCCCTGGCGTGCAGTTCCATCACCTGCAAATCCTCCAGCACTACGGCCGGGTCGCTGATCTTATACAGGCTAGCAAGCTGCAGCACCACGCCATAGTCCAGACCGATCACGCCATTGCTGGTAGGGCGCCACTGCGTCATGCAGCGCAGGAACAGATCGACCACCTCAGCATGTTCAGGCCACAGCTTGAAATGCTGCGGCGCAAACATAGCCTCCGGCAGCTCGATGCCATACTCTGCTGCGTCAGCCAGCAGGTCGTCGTTTGGCTTCTCGCCGCGGAATAGGTGATCCACGGCGCCAGTCAGTTTTTTGCCTTGGCCTTCTCCACGCTTTCGATGTAGGTCTGCACCAACATCTCAGCAACAGTGGCCACCTCCAGCAGCTGCGCCTTCGTCTCCTCGGAGTACGGGATCTGCGTGGTGTTGTCGGCCTCGAAGATGCCGCTCCAACCCACCAGGATCTCGCTGGCAATCTCCCTGGTGGGGATCCGATCAATCAGGTCGTCATTCTTGACGGCATGGCGCAGCTGCTGGAAGTTGATTGCAAGATCCTCCAGCCTGCTTTGCGGCAGCCGCTTGAAGACTGCCTCGAACGTATGCGTGCGGTAGCGGCCGTTGTCTACCTGCTCCCGAATCGTGATCGGCCAGGAGAAGGTCGGCGTTTGCTCAAGGATGAAACCCATCAGGTCAGCGCAATGGAAACTTCATCGTTACCGCTGCTGCCAGGCAGCGGACGGAATGGCAGCACAATGTGCTGAATACCATCACCGTCTTCCAGCGTTGGTGAATCAAATGCGCAGTTGCTGGCCGTGAATGTGGCAATGTTGCCAGCGGTTTGGCCATGCTGGAAGCTGATGGCGCCAGCAGTCTGCGCAGCTGCGATGGTATAAAAATCCTTTGTGCCAAGCGCAGGAAGTTCAACCGTGATCGAGCCGCTTGGCGCGCGATCCGTAATCATGACTTGCTTTGTGCAACCTGCCAACTGGCGGAACACCATATTGTTCGCCATATCAAGGCTAAACGCATTCATGCACGCGGAGTAGCTATGCACGCTAACGCTGGTGGTGCTGTCGGCATTGACTGCGACCGGCGTTGATTGATTGGTAAATGTTGTTGCCGGATTTGCTGTAGCAGTTGGCGCCGCATAAATCCCCATGAAAGTGAAATTCAACTTAGGAATTTCACCGGCACTCATTTCAATCGCCACATTGCCGCGCACGCCCAAGATCAGGTGCTTGATGCCATCGTTCCTGAAGTCCAGCGCCACGCTGCTGAAGCTGCTGCTCACTGGCGCATAGGTCACGCTGGTACTGGTGACAACAGTCTCCGAGAACCCACATGCCTTCATCAGTGAGCCCCAGCGCGGTGCAGTGCCTGCAGTGCCGCTGCCTGCCAGCTCCACGCTGAAGTTCACGCCGACGCTGGTCTGTCCCACCACCTGCGCTGTGTTGCCCAGGTAGCCCTGCACCAGCTCGCGGTCCTTCAGCTCAAGCTGGAGCGGTGACACTTCAAGATTGCTGATCAGTACCGCATCAGTACCGGCTGGCGCCGGTGACGGCACCACGCCATAGCTCGATTCAGATTTCGCCAGCAGCAGGCGGTTGCGTGTCAGTGCCATCGGTCGCAGGAATCAGCGGGTCGGAGGTTTGCTGGTGCAATGTCCATTCGGTGCCTTTGTCGTTCAGCACATAAGTGCCGCCGGCAGATGGCAGTGGCGGGAGCTTTTTGTTGCTCACGGATAGTCTAGGTTTTGCCATCACTAGCTTACCAAGCTTGCAAGGCCAGTCCTGTACCTCACCTCATAGTCGCAAGCGATCACACCGCCAGGTTGGTCTGCGCTGATCATGTCAAACTGCACGCCGCGCGGCTCGATGGCCATGGCATAGCCACCTACTGATTGGTCTGCCATGATCTTGGCGTGCATACTCTCGGCAATCGGATCAGCAGTTTGATCTGGAATGGCGCCACGCACGATGATCGCCACACGCACCGTCAGCGTCCAGTCAGTCTTGCAATGGCTGTTGCTGATCACCGCCTGGTCTGAGATCGGCTCCACCACAATGGCCGGCGACTCGCCGCGCGTGATCGGCTCCACCCTGCTGCGGTAGATGCGCGTGCTGACGCCAGTCGTACCAGCCAGTGATGAGGCAATAGTGGCCAGTATGCTTTCGCGGCGTGTTGTC